TTTCGATCAACTAAGTCAGGGGTGGTGGTGGTCTCGTCAAGAACAACTCGGAAGTCGTCAAGGCCGAACCTAGTTTGAACATCGCCCAAGAACTGATCTGCTCTGGACTTGAAGTTATTCCAAGTAGCTTGAACGTTCGGCTGGAACAGCGTGGTGCTGGAGATTCTGGAGATTCCTCTCTTGAGGAAAATCAACAGACGACGCACGTTGATGCGATCGAGTGCCGAAGGAGTAGCTTGCAGGGTCTTCTGTCCAAAGACCACAACACCCTCTGCGGGGAAGCTAGCAATTGGGTTGACATTCACTTCATAGAGGTCATCTCTGTTGCGCGAGGTTAACTTGGTTTCAACGCCAGCAACAGTTAGGCCGGCTGCTCCAAGAGACAGACCACCGCGTCGGAATCCTGCTGGGGCGAACCAAACGTCTGCTGCGCGCTCTGTGTTGGCGAGAACGCCAAGTGCGACGACCGAAGGAGGCATAGTGACGATAGTGCCAGACTGGTCGTCTCTAACTTTAACCCATGGGTAATAAGCTGCACCATAGGAGGAGTTAAGATTACGAGCCTTAATCTTGGTGAGAACATCACCAAGTTGTCCTTTTCTAGCAGTTTTAGTACTAGTGCTCTCATGTCTTGGGAGGAAACCGCCCTTAATATCGATGACAGCCAAAGCATCACCTCGTGCTTCGCAAGTATCAATAAGATATTTAGTGGTCTCTTCATGCCAGATACCGGGAATAGAAGCTGCGTTCATTTCAATAACTTCTGGGTCGGCAATCGTGTTGATTGCTCTGCGGAGAGAGAAGAACACATAGCTGGTCTCTTCTGTAGGTGATGTTCCATCAATAAGAGTGTTCCGGAACGGGTCGCGCTCAGTAATGTCAACGCCATCGAATCCACCAAACAGAGGCGACGTGAAGCGATTAATCTTAGCGTTAAGAATATTCTCAAAGTTTGCAGTACCGCCAGTTGAACCAGATGCGTTGAACGAGCCACCATCAGCAAGCGAGCCAGAAACATATGCTGCGTCTTGAATACCCAGAGTTGGTGTATTTGCAGAGTAAGTGGATGTATCGTAAGTGACTACAACTTCGTCAAGAGTAAACTTGAATTGTGGGACAAGCGGGGTTGTATATCCATTAATACCAAAGTCATCAACCCAATTTGCATCACTTACAACATCGGCGCCGAGGGGGCGAAGATAATCAACATATCCGTTGTCGAACACGGTGCTAGTGCGCGACTTATTGGTTTGAAGCCCAAAGTAAGCATTAGTGGTTGGATTGGCGCCGTCGCCACCATTAGAACAGCTTAGGCGTGTAAGTACTTCAGGGTACTCGATTGTTGCGGTACCGTATTGGCCGGTGGTTGCATCTGCGCCGCCAGTCAAGAATATTAGTGCTGGACTTGCCGAGAATGGGATTTCATTAGAACCAAGAGCGAATGCGTTGGCGCTTGCATTACCGTTGGACGGTACGGTAGTGTTCGTTGCCGTCCAACCCGGATATTTTGGAGGACCAAAGACACCGAATGGAAGCATCTTTGGATCGATGACACCAACATTATCATGCACAACGACGCGAACATATTCAGAGTTGTTCGTGTAGTCGCCAAACTCTCTATATCTTTTCTCATCGTTATCAAACTCGACTGAAATATCGCCGATCTGGCGCGCGATAAAGTTTGAACTTCTTGGGTCAAGGTTGCAATTGGAGAATCTTTCAAGGATAACTGGACCAAGATCGCTATCTTGTGCTTTGCGAATCTCAACATCAAAGCTTCCATATTTTACGTTATCGTTGCTTGGAGCCTTAACATTATTAATAGAAATCTTGATGTTTCTATGTAGCCAAGATCCATGACCGTTAATCCCGACAAACTTAAATAGTTTTTGCTGCCCCTCATGAGTATATGAAGCGGTATCAGCGTTAAGGTTTTGTGCGAAGAACCAACCAGAGTGAGCATCACGATAAGGAATTCTTTGCTCATGAGGGCCATTATCAGTACTACCGTTTGCGACTGCGAGGATCGCGCCGTAGGTCGCAGCGTTGCTAGCCAAGCTTGCGGCCGATGTGCCGGCGCGTGCAACATAGCTCTCAAATGATTGGCCTAACCAATAAGTTTTTGAAGCAGTTGAGTCTGCCATAGCTCCTGCGTTTTCAGGGTTTGTATTAAATACATTACGAATAAAGTGGCGACTACCTTCAGTTAAGTTAAAGGTAATATCTTCTAGTTTATTTGTTTCGGCTACAACCTCGCCAGAAGTGCCATAGATCTGAGCTTTGAAGTTTCCGGCGGAATCGGCCTTGATTGGTATAGCTGATGCTGCTTTCGTAGCGGCGCCTGCGGCGTCTGGTATCGATCCAGAAAGAACTATAGCACCTTCGTTAAGATACCAAATAGCAGCAAGCGTGCCATTAGCTACGGTTACACCGCCTGCGGAGGCAGATTCGAACAAGAAGAGACCATATGCACCACCGTTGGTGGCTTTATCGTTTGTGGGGGTAGTGGCGGTTGTGGTCCAGCCTGCTTTACCAGCAGTAGTGGCATCAGGAGACTGTGTGCCCATGAGGCGAACAAAGGTAACGGGGCCGACGCCGGCTCGGAGATAAGCTTGTGCAGCGTATGCTCCATAGGAAGGGGCAGCATAGCCATTTCCTAAACGCCAAACATCACCGTCTGTGCCTATGCCAGAGAGCGGGTTTCCGAAGGTTTCAACAAACTCGGAAAACGAACCAACTTTTGTTGGGATCATTCCGGGTCCTCTTTCAGCACGGCCTACAATCACAGGTCCTACCGCGTCAGGGACAATGGGGAGTTGTGATTGGTCGATTTCGTTGATGAAGATACCGGGGGATACGAATCTAAATTTTCTAGCGTCTGATGGCATTACTATGTCTCCTTAAACCAAATAGTCTCAATATGGTTCCTTTCTTCTTATAAATAGTATTGTATGAAAGCAAAGGCCCTTACTCTCTATAAAAACCTTTTCCTTCCTCGTCCTCTCTTAAGAACTCGTTTATATCTCCAACAATAACCCTCTCTCTTGGTATTTTAACATCTACAAAATTTTGAGTTACTGTAATCTTGGGCTTTTTATCATTTGAGCCCTCTCCCATAAGATAACCAAGAACCTTTAGATTGACCTCAGTAATATAAGTTCTTTCTTCCTCACCCATATCGGCGATATTATTTGTTTTACCAAAATCACCCTCAACGAAACCTTCATATCTGTGGCCTTCGTTAGTTGCAAAGAATGAATTCATCTGTCCTGTGAAAGTATAGAAGGGTTGTGTCAGATCATTCATTTGCTGTATATACTGAGTTCGTAATTTTAAAGAGTAAGTTGCGTTAACCCATATAGGTATTGGCATGTAGACAGTTTCTAAAACTGTTGGGTTTTTTCTATTAGGTCGGGGTGGGAAGTTTCGTTGTCCTATACCGGTTTGCTGATTCTGTCCTGATCTTCTTGCTGAAAAAGCATTTGCAAAGTTTGATGTTTTTTCTTGATTGATTCTTCTGGCTGCGGGTATATTAACTCTTCTTACTTTATGATATGTTCTTCCGAAGTCGGGCATATGTGCTTGCCAAGTTCCTTTAAATGCAGGATCTTTTGTTAATGCCGTCCTTTCAACAGTGATGAGTGGTAATTTTAACACACCATTATTATCTCTCAAGTCTCTATTATTTTTAATCTGGTGTGCTCGTTCAGCCGAGACCCAAATAACAGGAACCTTTTTCCTACCTTTATTTGTGGTTGTGAATAAATCAAGCTCTTCGTTGATAAATTTAAATATGGCTTGATCGATATTCTCGACTGTGGAAGGCATAAAGGGTATTTCTTTTAATACATCGCCGTGATCTGGTAAGTCTGTGAATGAATAATCAGGTTTATCAACTGGCATCGAATAAATCCTCCCGTGCTCGGATACACTTAGCAGAAATCTCTAAGAGATGATCTACCTGACCATAGAGTGGTCTTGGTTCCGATAAACTAACTATCTCATAGAAAAACTTTCCGTATACCACGAAGTC